TTATCAGATCCTTTGCCGTAGCCAGGTTGTCCTTTTTTCTTACCGCATCCGCATATTGCGCACATGATTTACCTGTTTTTCTCGCCTTACGGCGCGTTAGTGGTTACTTACTTGGTTTGTACTTTGAAAGCCTTGATTTTACTGAAACAGAAGGTTTACGAACAACTGCCCCTTTGCGTTTTCTAGGAACTGAACCAGTGTTTCTGGCAAGTTGTTCTTTTTTTAATTCAATAGTTTTCTGTGGATTTTTTCCAGCAGTACTACCAATAGACTTTTTTGCCATTACATGCCTTTTTTTCTTACCATAGAAGACTTTTTATTCTTTGCTGGTCCAGCTTTTTTTGCATATTTTTTATTAGCAGCGGCTATTGATTTCATGCCATGTTTATCTTTTGGTTTACCGCATCCACATGTAGCGCACATTATTTTTTCTTTTTTCGTAGAGCAGCTAAATCAGCCGCGTCAATTTTCTTTGGGTCGCCAGCTTTTCCAGCAATTTTCTTTTGTTTTGGTGATAACTTTTTAGCAGTCTTTTTGCAAGCGCCTTTACATCCTGGCTTTGAACAACCGCATCCACATGATTTACACATTACTTGATTCTCTTTTCTCTTAGTCGTTTTTTATTCTTTAACCCACGTTTTTGGCGAGTCTTAGAAATTTTATCATTATTTTTTTTCATTTAATCTCTTAGCTTCTAGGTGGCACATCTACATAAGACAAGAATTGGCTGTCATTGACCATTTCTTCAGAACTTAGCTGAATACAGTCTACTACCACAAGGGCGTAGTCTTCAGCAATAATTCCTCTTTGTTGAACGCTAAAGGGGCGGTAGACCTGATTTTTCCACACGATACGACCACGGTTTTCAAGGTCAGGGTTCCCTAGAACTCCTGCGTCTATTTTTTCTATGTCTCTAGAGTTAATTGTTAGGTGTAACGTATCAGCATTATAAAAACCGCGTTGAGAGGTTGGCACTTTACCTTGTGTAATAATTGCTCTAATAATAGGAAGTGGGTAAGGCCCACGCCAAATACGTCCACTAGTCTGCGCCGCAGTATCGTAAATAGGATCAACAACAGTACTAGTTTTATTAAATACAAACCAAAGAGCTTTAGTTCCTACTGGATTTTTTAGGTCAGCGTCAATGCCATCTTGGACAGACACCCGCTCAAAATCAGAGGTAAATCTACCACCAGGAGTATAAGCGCGACTCATTAGTTATCCTTACGTATAAGTCTTTAAATTATCCAGTATAGGGTTGATTAAAACTAGTTAAAGCACTCTTTATTTCTTATAGCAAGGCTTGGGTTTACCCATATCTGGTCTTCCATATTACCTCCCCATTCATGGGAAGTGTCAACCAACACAAACCCATTGGAGACCATAAATTTAGCAACCTTATCCCTAGTGACATGCTCTGGGTGTAATTGGATGCTTTCTGTTTCTAAATGGAATAATCGTACGTCTTTAAGCCTATCGCCAAACCCTTGAAGCACTTGCCAGCTGTAGCCTTCGGTATCTATCTTGACTACATCAATAATTCCTGTATCCGCTGTTTTAGCCAATAGGCTATCTGCTCGGCTTGTTGAGACAATAATTTCTTTTGTTTTTCCCTCGTAATAAGAAGGCGGCGGGTTTATAGAAGTTTCTTTACTAAAAATAGATGAGGTACCCATTATCTCAATATAGTTAGAGTTAACTTGTGTAAAAGTTGTTTGCCCGTCTTTATCTGTAATAGCGCATTCATAAATATACATCCAAGGGTATTTATCTTTAGTAAGTTTAATACATTTAGGGTTTGCATCTATTGCAATGACTTTAGTTCCTTGGAGCTTGTTATAAAGGTAGAAAGCGTCATTTCCATCTCGTGTACCTATATCTATAATAAGAGGAGCGCTAGTACCAAAGTATTTACGATAGTTAGTTATAACAGGCTCTAAAATGTCAATCTCTTCTGGAATACCCTCAATTGTATTAAGGTTAGTGTGGATTGCGGCGCGGTAACTTTGATCAATACTTTCTGTAAGAAGTTGTTTAAATATACTAATGGCTTCATCTTTACGGCCTACCCACCAACTACTGACAGCTTTTTCAAACCGCAAACTATATTCACCAGGATAGTCAACCCATACAGGAAGTGGTCCATTCTTTAAATGACCAAAAGATAAACCAACTTCTGCCATGGTGTACGCCTCTTGCCATTTTTGATTGCGCTCATACCAACGAGCTAAAAGAAACCATGCTTCAGGCCGTGATGGGATATAGGCAATAGCTTTAAGGTAAAGGTTAACAACAGTTGCTTCTCTATTTCTTTGGCTGCTAAAACAGTGTGCCGATTTAAGCAAAGAAGCGTAAACATACTCAGGGTGTGAGTAATACCCATATTCAGCCGTGCGAAGGTAAAAAGAAACAGCTGATGCGGTTTGACCAATTCTTTCGTATTCCATAGCCGTATTAAGACTAAGAACAGGATTAAATGGGTCTTTAGATAAAGAGAGGATTAAGTTATTAATATTGTTAATCATTAAGCGCCTCTTCAATCATCTTTTCAACAATACCTGTAGGGACTTCTAGTATAAAAGCGGCATTATCTTGAAACCCAAAACTAATAAGTAGATTGTTGTTATATACGGCAACACCAGCGCAAAACTCAATTTGACCATCAAGGAAAGACCATGACTCTGGCGATAGGCCTATAAGTTTAAAGTCTTTATCCCATACACATAAACGGTGGCGGTAAGTTCCATTCTTTTGTTTTAAATAGTTATTAAAAAGTACAACTTCATGCGTAATGGCAATGTAGTAGTCACCCCATTTAATTACTTGAGAACCACCACGTTGGTCAGCATTAGCTACAGCACCTTCTTCAAGAGATACTTGACTACAAGTAGCTTTATTTGGATCTGCCTGCACTACTTCTGTAGGCACTGTCCATTTAACATATTGAAAGTCTTTATCAAGAATAGGCATCCAGTTTTTTTCACAATAAGAAGTTTCATCAATAGGAGCGGGAATACGGGTGCGTTTTACTTCTTTAGCTGTCCATTTAACCTTATCAATTTTTAACTCTGAAAGTTCCATACGACCTTGGCCGTTTGTTGTAGTATCTCTACGTACACCTGTGCCATAGTATTTTCCGCCCCATTTAACAAGACGGGCATCTTCTAATCCTACAAATGTCCATATAGGTTCTACATCTAATTTTGAGGTGTCTATAAGGCAGACGTTAGTAATATTAAACTCTTTATCTAACCGCAGTAAGTAATTAGCTGTTACAAGCCTTTGGTCTTTTTCTGGGTGAAGGTAAGATAGAGGGCCCCAAATACTAGGGAATCTTTGGTCATTTTCTGCATGATATAGGGTGTAGTTAATGTGCCGTAATATGCATAATAAATCTCCGTCATCATCTATAAAAATAGATGGATTCATTAAACCTGTACCTGCGGTTAAACTACTATCTATTATTAATGGGGAAAGTTTTCCACCAGACGCAGAGGCTCTTTGAACTAAATTCATGACTGAAGTCTAACCTACACTTCGTCATAATAGCAATAAAAATATAACTATTATTTAATTTTTTATATTTTTAACTAAAAGCTCGTACAGCTCTTATACGCATCGAAAAATCACTTATATATAGATTGCTGTTGCCACCGCTTGTAAAGTAAACAGCATTTTGCCTATCCCCACCGTTGTAAGTAGATGTTAAATACCATCCACCAGATGGAGTCGATCCACCACTACCAGTAAGAAGAAAGTTTCCAATAGTGTATCTATTGGTATACATTAAATTCATCATTGCATTATCTGGCATAAACCAGTCTGTAAGTCCTCCGCCGTTATACGCTAAAGCGTCGCTAGCAACTCCAGATCCTGCGTTTGCCAAAGCAACTGTGTTTGCATACCCTGAGCCAAGGGTTGAAGGTAAGCTAAGTCCAGAACCTTGAGTGAATGGATACCCAAATAGTCTACCGCTACCTGTATCGTTAGGTGCTGCCTCTAAATATCTACCCCAGGCTTGAGTGCTTCCTGCATCATAAAACACTATTCCTCCGCCAGGCCCCGTAGATCCAATAGAATAAGAAGGCACATCAAGAGTAATTTCATTACTTGCAGCACTTGCAACAGATGTTCCATTTGAGTTTGTTGCAGTTACGGTAAATGTATACGATGTACCAGAAGTTAATCCAGTAACAGTTATAGTTCCAGATCCTGATTGAGATAGGCTAGCAGTTACGCTACCTGGGTTAGATGTTGCAGTGTATGTTGTAATAGATGAAGCTCCAGTGTATGACGGGGCTGTATATGGAACTGTTGCTGAGGTGTATGTTGATTTAGCTGCGGTGCCAAGTGTTGGTGCATCTGGTTTAACTTGAGTAAGAGTAAAAGTTCTATCTACGTAGTTTCCGCCTAAGTCAGTTGCTCTAATTGATGCTGAGTATGAACCACCATTTGTTGATGGAGTTCCACTAAATGTTCCAGCACTAAAGGTAATTCCTGTAGGTAGAGTAGATGAATTTACTGAATAAGTAATATTTGGAGAACTATCTGAGTCTGTAGCAGATACTGATTGTGAATAAGCAACAGTTTTTTGGAACGCTGGTAACGAAGTAGAAGTTACCCATGAAGGAACGGCTCCAGCGGTTACAGCATTTACAGACATTGCTGTATGTCCAGTTGAAGGATTTGTAATAACAACATCATATGGAGCATCTACTGGAGAAAATGAATCTGGTCTTGTAGCAATTATAGAGGTTGCTGATGAATACGTTACAGATTTTGCGTTAACTAGTGTGGAATCATCTGATTTTCTAAACTGTACAGCAACATTAGGAGCAAAGTTTATTCCAGTAATAGTTGTAGTAGCATTTTGATTGTATAAACTAGATGGAGTAACATCTGTTATAGATGGTGGTGCCCAATAAGCATCTGTTTTTGTAGCTAAAGTAGTAGCGTCTGAAGCTAATTTGTATAGTGTGAACACAATAGCGTCTGAGCTATTGGCGTTAACCGTAGTAACATACTTAAAATCTCCTGATGCAACTACCGCTTTTGCTCCCGCCGCGGCTGAGCCTACGTTGGTTCCGTCTTCTGCTCCTAAATAAATCTCAAGGTCTGTGTCTCCAGCAATTGATTGGATTGTATAAACTCCAGCGCTAAAGATTGTTGAAAGAGTCGCTGTCTTTGACCCGCCTGATGAAGTAACAACAGTAAACGACGCTCTGTTATATAAGTTTGATGTTCTAATATCTACTACCATTATGAGGCTCTCCATCCGTAGGTTGATCCAGTATAAACTAAAGATAATCTTGCGCCTGCAGTATCAATAATTAAATTTACCGCTGATCCATTAATTAATTGGCTGTTGCGAGCTAATGTTATATTATTTATAGCAGCGTTTCCAAATTCATCAATAATTTGAATTTCATCTCCAATTGCAGAAGATGCGGGAAGGGTTAATGTACGAGCAACCGAAGTGTCTACCAAATAACGGTAGTAAGGAGAAAGTGTTTGATCACTGTTAATTTTTGAGGTGGTTAATACCTTTGTAGAGGCGTTAGCTACATCTCTGGCTCTTGTCAATTTACGCCTCTTTTCTACTTAAAATAAATTATATATTTAATTTTAATGGAAATACCCCTAAATTAAATAATTTATTACTCAGGTGTTTCTTCAGCAATAACTTTAGAATCAGCAAGAATTGTATTGATTACTTTTCCATTTTCAATTACTGCAAAATTTGCCATTAGTATTTTCCTTTCTTAGAATCCGCGTAATACGTAGACAACACCAGGTGAACCAGCACCACCAGTAGGAGAGCCACCGCCAGCACCTGCACCACCACCTCCTGCGCCGTAGCCAGTAGCATCATTACCGTTAGAAGACTTTCCACCGCCATCGCCACCAGTACCTATTCCAGTACCGCCACCACTGCCACCGCCTGAAGAGTTGCTACCAGAACTGCCACCGCCGCCACCGCCGTTGCTGCCACTTTTTATTGATTGATTGGAAAAAATAAATTGAGCACTACCACCGCGGCCATTTTGGTAAGCGTCTCCACTTCCAACAGCACCGCCATAAGAGCCACCGCCAGTTTCATTACCACCAGTACCACCAGTAGAAGAAACTAAGTTTCCAAAAGAAGTTGTTCCGCCAGTTGCACCGTTTGAGCCAGCAGCCGTAGTACTTGCACCCGTACCAATAGTTACTGTAGTTGATGTATTTACAGGACCAAAATATAATGCTGGTACCGAAGCACCACCACCACAGCCGCTAAGGTACTGAAATTTAGCACTACCGCCACCGCCGCCACCATATGCTAAAACATAAAGTGTTCCAGTTTGGTTATATGTACCGCTTGAAGTAATAGTATCTAAAGTTCCAGATAAAGATGTTCCTGTAACTGATGCTGAACTATATGTAACAGCAACTGTTGCACCTGCAGTAGAGTCAATTGATACTGTATAATATGTAACAGCAGTACCAAGATTTGCTACAATACTTCCAGAAGAAGTCGTTACTGATGTACCAGCACCGCTAGCATTAAAAAAATCAACTTTTGCTACTACGCTAGTTGGAGATGTTGTTACTGTATAAACTCCAGTAGTTAATGCTTGGTCTACTTTATATTTAGTATTAATTGCTGGAATAGTAACCGTATAAGCATTTGCTCCACTGCTTGTACTAGGAATTGGATATACAGTAATTGACATTATTAAAAACCTCTCAATACGTAGACAACTCCAGGTGAACCAGCACCGCCATTACCTCCAGCAATACCATATCCAAGTCCTCCTCCGCCGCCACCTCCGCCATAACCTGTGGCATTTCCTCCGTTGCCAGTTGTGTTATTGGCGTCATCATAGCCACGACCACCAGCACCGCCTGTTCCTATACCAGAACCAGAACCGTATTGGTTATTAGGGTTATAAGCACTAGCTTTACCCCCTCCTCCTCCACCGCCATTATTTCCTGATTTTATTGAAACTCTATTATTTGGAACAATATTGCTTAAATTATTCCAATTAGAAACTTGTTGACCTCCTGTTGTTCCAACACCAGAAGTACTTCCACCAGCACCGCTATTTCTAGCAGCACCACCACCATTACCACCTAAAGCAGTTACCAAATTTCCAAAAGTAGTTGTACCTCCAGCATTTCCATCTACTGAAAAATTAGTTGAACCATTTCCTGCATTACCAATAGTTACAGATGTTGCATTATTTACGTAAACCAATGCGGCTGTAACTTGACCAGCGCCTCCACCATTTCCGCCTGAAAGATAATATGCAACATCTCCAGCAGAACCACCACCGCCGCCGCCAACAGCAAATACATACAGTTTTCCAGTTTGATTATATGTTCCAGTAGATGTAATAGTATCTAATGTACCAGAAACTTCTGCTCCAGTTATTGAATTAGCAACTTTATTAAAAGTTACTACTACACCACTTCCAGTGTTAACTGTTATAGTTGCATCAGATGAATCTAAACTTAAATTATAAGTAATAGTTCCAGAAATTGTTGTTGTACTAACCACTCCACTTGAAGTAACAAATTCAACTGTAACATCTGAAGAAGTTGGAGAACAACTAATTGTATAAATACCAGCAGAAAAAGTATTACTTAATTTATATTGTTTTAAAGCAGTAGGTACTGAATAAGAAACACCTGTTACTGCACTAGATGTTGGTATGGGAAATAATGTAGTTGCCATTAGGCTATTTCTACTCCACTGATGTGAAATGTTGTTGTAGTTACTGAAGAAAAACCAGCAATAATCTTAGTTGTAGCAAGAACTTGTTTAAGGTCAAATCCAAACACAGAGTTAGCAGCAATTGAAACAGCTGGAAGAATGTTAATTCCATCTAATGTCAATGTTGCTGTTACTGCAGATGCGCTGTTATTTGATACCACAATATTTGTTACTACTGCTGTAGTTGATGCTGGTACTGTGTATAGGGTTGTGCTTGATGTTGCTGCTGCCCCACGATAAAGCGCCTTACTTGTTGTTGTAGCCATTAGTTACTACCCTTCGTTGTTGTTATTTGGAATCCATTACATCTTCAACTTGAAGATTAGTCACATCTGTTGTTGTTGGAACTGTTGTGGCTGAACCAGCCAAATTTGCTATATCTCTTGCTTTAGTCATTTATCTACTTCCTTTTATAATAATATATATTATTTATACTCTTTTGGTGACCGAAACATTGATTTATACCTATCAAAGAACTTGGTGCTAAGTTTATTAGATATAGCAATTTGTTCTTTTATTTCTTTATCTCCACCTAATTGTAACTCCCAAACTTCTCTCTTGAATGGTATAACTTGAGCTATTGGCGTTCCTTTTGGAATAAGCCCCTCAAAAGTAGGATCGTTGATAATCATAGGAAAATTAACAGGGGCAAAGTACTCATCTGTGTCCACAATCCCAGGAAAAATGGTAAACACTGATTCTCTGTGCATGGGTTGAACAAATAATGTTGAATACCCTTTAGGTGTTTTAATTGCCCAAGGATTTATCCATTTAGGGTACGAGTGCTCATTACGATTTGGATGTTCTGGGGCTTGTTCTATTGGGTGAAACGAAACAAGCCCAAGAGCAGACCACTCAAAAGTTTGTATTTTTTTAACAGGAAGGTCTTCAGCTACTTTACCCGTTTCAGGGTCTTGCGCTTCATACTCTTTAACAGAAACATAGACATCAGCTGGTAAAGTAATAATGTATCCAGATATTATTGCATCAAAAACAGGCATACACCGTTTTATTGTTGCTTTAGTGCCACCGCGGCCATCAGGTTTTTTACCTCCACCAATATGGGATTCCATATTTTTATACCAATCAGGTATGTGTTTGGAGGCTGGTAGAGGCTGTTCTAAGTTTTGTCCCGATGTATTAGTAAACGTAATTTTCACGGTGCCTCATCTTAATACTAAGCTATAGATTCAACCCAATTAGTTTTGGACTCATCCCAAGTGTACTGCTTTGGATTTTCTGGGTCAATCTCAGGTATATCAACTGGAGCTTTCCAGCCTGATTCACCATCTCTTACCCAACTTGGATATGGCTTTTTTTGAATAAACTTATTATTAACGTAAGTACCGCCAGCCTCGGCTGGTTCAGTTGTGAACGCAACGCAAGTCTTTTTAGTTATTTCTTCTGCTATTGCTTTTGACTCAGCAACAATAGTATTAAGTACATTGTCGCCATCTATTACGGCAAAGTTTGCCATTTTTATTCCTTTCCTAGTTTGTTATTTCTTAAAATCCACGAAGTACATAAA